GGGAGACGATAGTAGATAGCTCCATTTTCCATAATACAATGAAAAAGGATACTACGCCCCGTAATAGCCGATAGACCAAAGATAATGCAGTCTTCAACTTCTCCATGATGTTTCTTAAGGTCATAGAGATACTCCCTTCTTATTTGTGCGTACTCCGGTGGTATATTTGCATTTAAGTAAGCCATAATTTATAATCATTTTGCACCACCCCAACTATTACCCTTTTTATAACTTACTTTGTTCTTTATGAGTAATGGGATAGCCTCCTCCATAGTTTGTTTTACTACATTTACTTCATTATCATCTTTTATAGAAATACACAACTCATCGTGTATCTGTATATGTGGTAAAATACCTTTTTCATATAAATCCACCATGGCTTTTTTTGTCATGTCTGCTGCAGATCCTTGTATTAATCTGTTCAAAGCTTTGTATGTAAAAGCTGGTTGATAATGAAACTCAAACTGGTCCATAAAATTTGGTTCAGGGTTTTCCCACATTTGTCTATACTCTAATTCAAATCTTTCTTTAGCCTGTTGTTTCGTAAGCAAATCTACTTTGTCATATCGTTGTAGTTCCGAGTTCCATGTTTTGTTTTTCGTTTCCCATTTATTAAATCTACAGAATCTATCATACAGTGTGAATAATAATTCATTCTCGTTTGCAAAAGAAGATATCTCCTCCGATAGTTTTTTAACAAACGGGACTCTTCGGTGATATTCCTCAAACAATGTTTTAGCTTCACTGTCATTTAGGTTCAGTTCTTTTTTTAGTTTTATTTTACCCATACCGTAAAAAAGACCCAAATTGATCGTCTTTGCTTGTCGTCTTTCTATCCCTGCCATGTCTGCTACAATTTTATGAAAGTCTGCCTCTGTATCTTCATACAACTCTTTTAGTTTTTCTAGTTTCTCTTTTGTCTCTGGTGGTACAGCATCGTGATTCTTTAATATCTTTATTGCATAGTGAACCACTATTCTAGGTTCTTGTTGTGAATAGTCAAAGCTCCCCCATGTATGACCTTTTTCTGGTAAAAACATCTCTCTCATCTTCTTACCAATAAAACCTCTCGCAGGTATCTGTTGTAAGTTTGGATTAGACATACTAAATCTACCTGTAACTGTTCCTCCTTGATCTGATCTAATTTGGTTTATATCTGCGTGTATTCTACCTTTATGTACAAAGTTTAGTAATCCCTCTACAAAGGCGTTCTTTGCTTTGTCACACTCTCTAGCTTTGGCTATCATTCTTAAAAATCTATTCTTATGTGTTACTAAATAATTCTTTGGAAGTTGTGGCATGCCTGACTTAGGGGTCTTTTTATAATCTGTAATCTTTTGTTGATCTAATAAATTTTTTATTGAAGCTGCTGCCCATATTTCTACATCAATACCTGTTCTTGCTTTTATTATTTTAATTAAATTATCTCTTCTTCTTTCTAGAAACTTACCAAACTTCTCTGCTTTTTGGACATCGATTCTAACGCCTTTAAATTTCATGTCAACTAAACAAGGGAATAATTTTGTTTCTAAATTAAATATTTTCCTACACGTTTTGTCTTTTTGTTGATATAATACTTCGTCTAATTTTTTATTAAATATCTCCCACAGACTATAAGTTAATCTAACATCTTGTTCTGCATAATCTTTTACAACGGAGTAAGGTAGCTTATCCATATTACTCATAGGATCTTTAACACCATAACCTGCTGCTTTTTCTTGAAGGTCATATTTATATTTAGAGTCTTTTAAATAGTCTTTACTGATAGCATCTAGAGAGTATCTCATTCTTGTTTCATCTAATACAGACGCTGCTATCATAGTATCTAATAGTTCTCCTTGAGGCATTTGTCCTGTTACTGCTCTGATCCAACACACATCATACATCGCATTGTGAAAAACTTTTTTTATATTTTTATTTTGAAATATTTTTTGGTTAAGAAAGTTCCAAGTAAATTTTGGATCTAGGTTGCCTGTCATTGCATGTGCGATGGGAAAGTAAAAGGTTTGTTTTTTTGTGGCTACTGCAATACCACAAACGAAACCTTCTCCCCTGATGGCCCCTGATCCGTGTTTCTTTAGCCCTGGATCGTAAGTCTCTAAGTCGATGGCAACCGTATCTACGCCCTTCAGATCTAATTCAATTAGTTCTGGCACGGTGCACATTATTTATAATCCCTCTCTATTATCATCTCTATATAATGTATGGCTTTCTCCAGATCCTCTTTTCCGTTTTTGTAAGGATGCCTACATATATATTTTATAGCATTCCCCTCCGCAAAAAGCAACTTGTTGTCGTTAACAAACTTGCTTGGCTGCACTTTAAAATTACTATAGTGGGATCCTGCAATTTGTTTTTTATAAGGATCTTTAGATTGTGCTGCCACGTCTCTCTCCTAGTTTATATTTATCAGATGATTGCACAGTCCAGTAGTCTATTCGACCTCGACTGTATGCTACAAATTTTAATCGTAGCTGTGTAAAATATTCTTCTACTCTTGTTCTTGTTTCGTCCACAATAACATTATCAAACGTTGTCCCTTTTACTTCGTGTATATTTCCATATTTTACTCTAACGTCTCCCTCTAGATCAGCCCCTTTGTGTAACGCATTATCTATGTATTTAATTCTTTCTGGATCTACTTTTGTTCTTATCAAAGAAAAGTCTGTTTGATCTTTAGCATTATCTTTCAAATAATTTTTAGAGATAAGTTGATCTATAGTGTAGTCTTGTTTTACCCAATCTTTAAATGGATCTGTATTTTTACCTTTACCTCTTACCACTACAACACTACCTATGTAATCCCAAAAATCTTTTATCTGTTTAAGAGACATTGGTTCTCCATTAATAAAGTTAGGCCATACTTTATGACATCTTAATTCTTTATTAGATACGTAGGCTGTATTTTTTATATGTGCAAATTGTATTCCATTAGTTTTAAGAAACTGTCTTACTTTCATATCTGTTGGATTACCACGATAAGTAAATAAAAAACTTTCTTTCGTCGTCTCTATTTTTTCTAAAAGTTTATCCAAACCATAAGAGGGTCTGTCCCAACTAGGTATTTGATAAGCTTCACCTATAATACTTTTTGCTGGTTTCCAAACTCTCGTATATCCATAATGATCCCATATAGGTTTTATAATCTCTTTACATTTTGTATTAATAGTTAAACCACAACGATAACCTTGTTCTAATTGTTCTGCATTTTTAGATAAAGTGTGGAAGTAGTCTGCATCAGAGCCTGCAAACTCAAATATAGTTTGGTCAGCATCACCTATCCAATAAACTTCTTTTGCATGGGTCGCTAGTTTTTCCAGAACTATTCTTTGTGAGACGTTACTATCTTGAGCTTCATCTACAATCAAAACATCTATCTCTGGTGCTTTTGCTTTATCAATAAACTTTTGAAGCATTTCATTATAGTCAGCTAATTTATATTCCTCTAAATAATCATAGTAAGTTTTAGCCATGTCAATTAAAGTATCTTTCTTATAAGGTCTGAATGCCTCTGTATTATTTTCAGTTTCTTCCCAGTGATCCTCTAAACTACGAGCATGACCATGAGCCCCATCTATAAATTTTAAGAAAGGGTGGTTCCTACTATCAATATCTTTAGGTTTTGCTTTTTTTAATCTAAAGTCTCCATTTAATTCACAACATGCCTCATAGTCTGTGTATCCCCAAAGTTCTCTTTTATCTTGCATTTTTTGTTTACAATAAGAATGAATAGTAGATATTTTATATTTAAAAGATTTTTTTGTTAACCCTCTTTCTTTTACCTCTTTTAATTTTAAAATGTTATCTCTTATTTCATCCGCAGCTACATTAGTGTGTGATAAAACCAGAATGCTAGAGTGTGAGTATTTATTTAAAAGCTCTACATATTTATTAGTTAACCACATACTTGTTTTACCTGTACCTGGTGGCCCTGATATAAACTTAGGAGTCATTTGTTATCTCCTTTACTTCTTCAGCTTCCCCTTCAAGAATAATATCTCTCTCATCATATTTAAAATTATCTATTCTCCAAGATACACAAGATCTGCCATCAAATTTACCATTTATTCTTCTAGCTTTTAATATCTTTTGACAATCAATAACTAGGTCTGTTCTATTTTTATATGCTCTCTTTCTTTCTAAAAAATCTTCAAAACCATTTAAACTAAATTCTAAATAATTTTTTTCTATATTTTGAAATGGACTACCATGAGAAGCCAGAGCTTTTTTATCTTCATAAACCGTTTCTTCGGACAGGTATTGTCTAAACAATTTTTTAAAACGATAAGACTCATCTGCTTCTGCTACATATAATTTTGATTTCTTTCTCTCTTCAAATTTTCTTTTCATCGTTTTTTCAAATTCTACTGGTTTCATTTTAGGTAGCCATACTTGTGCTTTACTAATCACTGCATCGTAAAAAGCTTTTTGGTTCATGAGCGTTGGTCCATCTATCTGGACTTCTTTTTCTTGTAAGATGCCATTAACTTTTGTTTTCACTTTTACGAAATATCTGTCACTACCATACTCAATAATTTCTGTTACTGCCGCAGCACCCTCTGTTGTTTCATGGTTAACACCAACCCATCTAAAAAGATCTGCTATTGTTTTTTGTGAACAACCTACTATTTCTGCTAGTGTGGGTATGCCAAGTTTTCTTTGTGCTTTTTTAATACTAGTACCTTTTGATTTTCTTTTCTCTGCCTCTTCATCATTTGATTCAACAGCTATATTGTAAATAAACTCACTAATATCTTTTTCTGACCAATCTGTGTGAGTAGATAGTACACCGGCAATAGCTGTGCAATATTGATCTCTCTTACCCTGTCCTCCATATAAAATACTTAGTGCTGCGGATAAGGCAACTTTACGTAAATCTTTATTAAGATCTCCAGGGTATTGATTCATTCCCGTAAATTTTTCCCATGTCACATATTCATTAGCTTTACTATGTTTTGATTTTGGCACGATGGTATAACATGTTGGACCATTTCTTATTTCACAAAGAGTTCCTCCGTGTGGAAAATGTTTGTAATGATTTTCTAATTCTTTAGGTAATGCAAACTGTTTAAAATCTAATTTACCTCTCCACCAATAGTGACTTGTTGGATTAGTAGGTCTACCTGATATGGCTCCACATGATACGATATATTTGCCTATAAATCTTTTTACTAAATCATTATCAATATCAAAGTCTACATCATCATCTAATCGTAAAGCTATTTCACAATGAGAATATTTTTGTGCCCACTCCTGCTCTGATATTTTAAAATTTGCACCACTCCAACTCTTAAGGAGGGGTTTACCTTTTAAACAAGGGATGATAACTTTGTCTAGATTTATCCAATCTTTAAATGTATTCGGTGCTTGACTATCAACTTTATCCATAACTTTCTTGTCTTGGGGGCGACTCCAGTCTCCCATTGTCGCCCCACATTCCCATCGACATGAGAACTTATAAATTAATGTCCTGTCTTTTAGCCTTAGTATCAGACTCGTGTTTAGCTTCGATAGCACCTTTGGCTACATTTGAACCAAAGTCTTTTGCTATTTTGTAAACACCAGGATCGTTGATAGGGCCAACTCTTGCTACATCCCAACCAAACCATGTTCCTTTGTCGTTAGACTGTTGAACAGTTTTTAGTTTATAAATGTGGCTATATGTTGGCGGTGTGAACATTCCGTTCTTACCTTGCATTTTTAAACCCATCATCATTGAGTTCCATTTTCTACTCACTTTTAATTGAGTAGCTTTCATAGATATCAATGCTGTTGTTGGGCTTTTACCAAGTACAACTACGAAATGACTAGCTGTGTTTTCAAGATAGTTACCATTTGCTAATCTATCTTTATTAAACTTGTCTCTTGTAG